ATTTTATAGCGTTATGGCAGCTCCGGACTGCTGTAAGATTGATCTAATGGGTAGAACTGACAAAAGAATTCATCACAAGATAAACTGGAACAATGCGGTTCCTAAGATTCTTGATGAAAAGTTTAAAAAGCCATAATCGGAGGCAATATGGCACGAGGTGAAGGCGGTGGCCGACCACGAACCGAACTGACTCCCGAACAAATCAGGGAAGTCGAAACCCTTGCTGCCGTACTCAATCAGCAGCAGATTGCCGATTATTTAGGCATTCCACATCGAACCTTTCAGGCTATATTAGAAAGAGACGATGATGTTTCTGCGTCCTACAAAAGAGGTCGAGCAAGAGCCATCGGTTCTGTAAGCCAATCTCTACTGAAATCTGCCCGCGAAGGAAATACGACCGCACAGATTTTCTACCTGAAAACCCAAGCCGGATGGAGAGAAACCGCAGCCGATCACGCAGAACTCCCACCGCTAACCATCAATGTTGTTGACGCAACCCCAAAGTAGAATCTTCATGGATTCCAGCCGATTTCGAGTTGTCGTGGCTGGTCGAAGATTTGGAAAGACCCATTTGGCTACATGGGAGTTGGCTAAAGCCGCTCTATCAGGCAAAGAAAAGAATTGCTGGTATGTCGCCCCTACTTACAAGGCGGCTAAAGAAATCGCTTGGGATATGCTCCAAAAGATCCTGCCAGAGGAATACATCAGCAAAAAGAATGAAAGTAGTCTAGCTATCACCCTGCGGAACGGCTCTGTTATTGCCCTAAAAGGGGCCGAAAAGCCCGATTCACTCCGTGGCCGCGCTCTCGATTTCGCAATCATGGACGAATTCGCAGACATGAAGCCCAACACATGGACCGAAGTCCTGCGCCCATCCCTATCGGATCGGGAAGGCAATGCCATGTGGATCGGAACTCCAAAGGGCCGAAACCACTTCTACGACCTGTGGACCTATGGCCTAGACGAGCATCTGGGCTGGTCTAGCTACCAATTCACTACGCTGGACGGTGGAAATGTCTCTGCCGAGGAAATCAATGCAGCCCGAAATGACCTAGACGAGAGAACCTTCAAGCAGGAATATGAGGCTAAATTCGTCAACTATTCCGGCATCATTTACTACAACTTTAGCCGGGAGGAGTCGGTCAAGCTGATAGCCGATGACGGGACTCCGCTGCACATTGGGATGGACTTCAACCTCGATCCAATGTCTGCCGTAGTCTGCATTCGGCAGGGACAGGATTTACTCGCCATTGACGAGATCGTGATGTACGGCTCGAACACCGATGAGATGGCAGACGAGATCAGGCAGAGATACCCGAATCGTCAGATCACGATTTACCCTGACCCGGCTTCGCGCCAGCGCAAAACATCGGCAGGTGGCCGGACTGACCTGAGCATCCTGCAAAATGCTGGATTCGCAGTAAAGGCAAAAACCAGCCATCCGGCGATTCGGGACAGAATCAATGCAGTCAATTCGCGCCTAAAATCCGGACAGGGCAGGCATCTTTTCATTGACCCGAAATGCAAGCAGACCATCAAAAGTCTGGAACGCCAAACCTACAAAGAAGGGACTAGCCAACCCAACAAGGATGATGGTTTCGACCACATGAATGATGCATTAGGCTATCTTGTTGAATTCTTGTACCCTGTGCGGCGAGAATACGAAATACCTCAACCTACACGGTGGACATGAGCATGGACGAGATTACCTATACCCACCCAGATTATGACGAACACGAAGAACGCTGGGAGTTCTATCTCCGGTCATATATGGGCGGGCAGGATTACAAAGATGGCGATTACCTGACTCGATATATTAACGAGGATAAGGACGAATATAGCCGCCGAATCTCGCTGACCCCAATCGACAACCATTGTCGCAATATCGTCCACATCTATTCCAGCTATCTCTGGCGCATTCCGCCGACCCGCACATTCAACTCGCTAGACGGAAATGTGGCTCTCGATCCTTTCCTGAAAGACTGCGATTTAGATGGGCGCAGCTTTAATGCCTTTATGAAGGAAGCCAATATTTGGGCGTCCGTGTATGGCCATGTCTGGATCATGCTGGACAAGCCAAAATCCAATGCTGGCACGAAAGCGGAGGAATTAGCGCAGGGCATCCGTCCGTATGCGACCCTATTTACCCCAGAAAACATATTTGACTGGCGTTATGAGCGCACCGAATCTGGCCGCTTCAAGCTGACCTATCTCAAGGTGCGCGAGTCTGTCGAGAATATCGACAAGACCAGCAAGCGTGCCTATTTCCGCATTTGGACAGAAGAAGAAGTCCAGATTTACGAAGTGACCGATGAAATGGAACGACTGGTAGAAACCCTGCCGAATCCAATCGGGCGCATCCCTGCTGTGTTCCTGCCGGCTAACCGCTCTGTCGTGCGCGGTATTGGCATCTCTGACCTGACCGACATTGCCTATATGCAGCAGGCGATCTATCAGGAACTGAGCGAAATCGAGCAGTTGATCCGTATTTCCAATCATCCGACTCTGGTCAAGACATTCGGCACTGATGCCTCTGCCGGCGCAGGATCGGTTATCAATATGCCGGATGAACTGGACTCCAATCTAAAGCCGTATCAGATCCAGCCGAGCGGCTCGAATCTGGACGCTGTACGCGCTGCGATTATGGACAAGGTGGAATCCATCAATCGCATGGCCCACATGGGCGCGGTTCGCGGTACTGAGGCACAAACCAAATCAGGCGTTGCCTTGCAGACCGAATTCCAGCTATTGAATGCTCGCCTATCTGAAAAGGCCGACATTCTTCAACTGGCAGAAGAACAACTCTGGGAACTGTTCTGTATCTGGCAGGGCGTGACCCCAGATGTTGAGGTGTTCTACCCAGATTCTTTTGATCTGCGCGACTACCCGAATGAACTGGCATTCTTGCAGCAGGCTAGAGCCAGCGGCGTTCGCTCCAATACCTTCCTCAAGGCTGTGGATAAGTTGATCGCCGACCTTGTTCTAGACGATGACGAATTGCTCCAAGCCCACGAAGAAATCGACAGCACGAATCAGGTACTCGGCCAGTTCTAATGCCCGCTGACATTGACCACGCTCGGATCATTGAACGACTAGGGGATGCCCACGAAGCCAGACTTCAAGAGGCTCTCCGCCGGTTAGAGGAGCGTGTTGTCGGGATTGTTTCGACTGCCCCTACTAAAGCTGGAAAACTATTCGATTTGGAGTGGGCCATTGCTGCCCGATCCCAAATTCAGTCAGTACTGGAGCAGGAATATCTTGCCGAAGTTCAGGCAGTAATCGGGAATTATGACGAGGCCGTAGCCTCTGCCCAGACCATGATCGGGGCTTACACGGATTTCACCGATATTGACCCCGCCGTGATCCGAAACCTCAAACGCCTATCGTTTCAGGGATTTGAGGCAATCGGGGCCGAATATTTGGATGTGATGGCAAATGAGATTTACCAGAACACCCTGACCGGCAGACCAGTAGCCGATTCAATCAAAACCCTGCGCCATACAATCAACGGCGTCTATATCGAATCAGATTCTGCCGAAGCTAACAAATTGGTAGACATTGCTAGGAATGCGACAGGCGCAGAGCAGCAAGAAGCTATCGACAAGCTGCATACGCTGTATGCCCGTGATAGAGTCGGCAATAATCTGCGGAGATATGCTAGCCAGATGGTTCACGATTCGCTAATGCAGTTTGATGCTTCCCTAGTCACCTCTGCCGGAAAAGAGGCAGGGGCCGAGAAATGGAAGTATTACGGCTCCGTGATTCGGGATTCCCGCGACTGGTGCAAAGAACACGCCGGCAAAACCTATACCGAAGAAGAAATCCGCGAAATGTGGGCAAATAATTCATGGGGCGGCAAGGCTCCCGGCGATCCTTTTATTGTCCGAGGCGGATATAACTGCCGACACCATTTTCGACCTGTTTTTGAGGAATCAGAAAATGCCTAAAAAACTGGAACGCGAACTCAAAAAGGTATGCAGAAAACGCGGGTATAGCCAAGCCCGCTGCGATGCGTATGTTTATGGCACTCTCCGGAAAACCGGATGGAAGCCAAAGAAATAGTTTCCCCACACTCCTTAGGAGGTATCGTCACATGAGCGAAGAAGTCATGGAAAGCGTAGAAACTGAGAACGCTCAAGAAACCACTCAGGAAAAGATGTTCAGCCAATCCGATGTTGATCGCTTGATCGAGCAACGCCTCCAGCGCGAGCGCAAGAAATTCGACAAGCAGATCGAAGGCATTGACCTGAACGAAGCCCGCAAGATTCTTCAGGAAAAGGAAGCGGCTGAGATCGAACGCCAGAAGGAAAAGGGCGAATTCGAGGCCATCCTGAAAAAGACGGTGGAAAAGAAGGACGCGGAAATCCAAAGCTACCGCAATAAGCTGCACTCTACGCTCGTGGAAGGCCAGCTTTTAGCAGAAGCAAATCGGAATAATGCCGTGTCCGCCGAACAGGTTTCCTCTCTACTGCGGAACAACCTTCGTCTGGCCGAGGACGGTCATGTGGAGGTTCTTGACGCAAACGGTTCTCCGCGATATAACGATTCCGGCGATCCGTTATCCGTTGGGGAACTGGTATCGGAATTCCTTACGGCAAACCCTCATTTTGTACGCGCCACTCCCGGCGGTACAGGTAGTCAGGGCAAAGCTGGTGGCTCTACACAGAAGCCTGCATCTGTGGCTGATATGCTCGCTAATTGGGATCAGGGTGGCAAGAAAGCCTACGCTGAGTACATGAAAGCGAACAAATAATCCACTTCTGTAATCTTTTGAA